TCACGCCCAGGGGTCAGGCTCCCACATCGGATGCAGCTCGACGCCGAATCCCTTCCCCTTCCGCACCAGAGCCACCCGGCGTAGGAGCTGCTTCAGCATGCCGTTCATCTCAACCGCGTTCAGCAGCTCCCACTCCTCCGCGAGACCGACGATGACAGGCTCGTAGTCCGTCTGCCTTGGCGCGAGCTCCACCACGGATACCCGCTCAAGTGCCGCCATGGTCGCCGCCTGCTGCTGGCGAATGCGGGCAACAGCATCCTCGTACTCGCCCGGTCCGTAGTCGTCCGGGTTCATGGCCCGGTCCGCACGGAGGTTGGCCAGCGCCTTCTTCTGCTTGGCGGCTTCGCCCTCGAGGCGCGCTCGCTCGCGGGCCGCTGTCGCTCGCCGGTCACCCGCCGGTGCGCGCTGCGCCGGCGCGCTGGGCGCCGCGTCGATGTCGACGGCAGCCTTGCTCAGCACCCATTCGTGCACGAGCTTCTCGACCTCGGCTCGCGCGGCGTACACCCCTTCGCAGCCATGCTTACTGGTTGTGGCGCGGCGCCCGCACATGTAGTTGTGGCCCTTGATCGAGGTGGGGCTGCCGTTGACGATGCGGATCGCGCTCTGGATGGGTGTGGTGCCGCGGCAGCCCGCGCACCGTACGAGGTTGGTGAGCGGGTAGAGAGCGGTCCGGGCGCGAGGCGGGGTCTTCTTCATTTGCTGCCGGCGGTCCTGGTATCGCTGCCAGATCTCGAGGTCGATGAGTTCTTCTTGGGCGCCGGGGAGGAAGACGGTGTTCGGGCAGTTCCCCTTCATGGAGGTGGAGCATTTGCACTCGGGGTTGTGGATGCGGAGTAGGCCCGCGCAGAAGCCGGAGTCCATGTAGCGGATGAGGGTCTGCACGGTCCACAGGCCGCCGCGGGTGGTGCGCCAGCCGCTGCTGTTCATCTCGTTGAGGAGGGCGTAGAACGGCTCGCCGTCGAGGTACTGCCGGTAGCGGTCGGCCATGACGGGGCCGGTGTCGGGGTCGGCGATGTACTTCTCGTCCTGGAGGGTGAAGCCGCCTTTGCCGTCGGGTAGACGTCGGGGGTGCCAGATGTAGCCGAAGCGGGGGCGGCCGGTGGCGGGGAGGTGGAGCTTGTAGCGGCGGTGGTCATGGGTCTCGCGCCACTGTTCGCCGCGGACGTCGGATTCATAGGCGGCGAACTCGAAGAGGATGCCGCGGTGGAGGCGGCCGGTGGCGGTGCGGGCGTCGACTTCCTCCGTGGCGGAGGCGAGTTGGCCGCCGACATCCTCGAGGCGCTTGAGGTTGATGGGGACGCCGTCGCGGGTGCGCCCGAAGCGGTTGTACTTCCAGACGACGATGCCGCGTGCTTCGCCGCGTTCGACCCGTTCGATGCCGCTCATGATCTTGCGCTTGAAGTTGCGGCCGGTCATGTCGAGGTCGGTGATCCAGTCAGTGATCCGGCGTCGGGTGCGCTGAGCCCACGCGGTGATCGCTGCCTTCTGCAGCTCTGGGCTGATCTTCTCTTCTTTCCAGGTGGAGACCCGGATGTAGCCGAGCCAGGGCTCCCACTCCTCTTCGGAGTGAGAGCCCTGGAACGTTTCGGGGATGCGCCGTGTCACTGTGCCTGCCGTTCGTGCTGCCGTGGGAGGGCGGGGCGGATCGGTACGACGGTGCCCCCGGACGGAGGGGTGTCCAGGAGGCCGAGGGTGACGTGCTGGAGGCCGAGCTTGTAGCCGGCGTTGTGGATGTCTTCGCGCTCGCGGTCGGTGAGGCGGGCGGTGTGGCGGAGGGTGGTGCAGATGAGTCCGGTTGCTGTGGTGGTGGTGGCGAGGATCCCGGTGCGCATGGCGGTTGCGCTGTCGAGGATCATGCCGGTCAGCCCGACGCCGAGGCTGATGGTGAACAGTGTGCTGAGCAGGGTGAGCAGGATGCGTGTGGACACTGACGTACCTCCGTGCTGGTCAGTTCTGTGCGGCCTGCCCCCCGCTCCGTCGGCGTCGTCTACGGAGGGTGTCAACCGTGTTCCGGAATAGCTCCCGATCGAGTTCGTCGTCGATCCCGAGGGCGTCGGCGGCTTCGTCGGTAGTCATGGGGTGGGGGGTTGGCGGTGGGTTCTGGACGGCTCGGAGTTCGGATTCCTCGAGGATGCCGGCCCTGACGAGGACCTCGCCTAGGGGGTGGTGGATGGCGTCGGCGAAGAGGGTGAGGACCTTGATGTCTTTGACGTCACCCGAGTTGATCAAACGTCCGACGCTGGCGGCGCTGATGCCCGAGTCCTCGGCGAAGCGGGTGCGGCCGCCGCTGCGAAGGCCGCTGACGTCGTAGCCCTGGCGGGTGATCTGCTCTTTTGCCCAGGCTGCGAACGCGGCGTTGGCGCTGATCTTGTTTTTCATGCTTGAAAGATAGCGCGACACGCGATGCCACGGAACACCCCCTTTCGGCCACCGAATATCGCTCGGGCGTGCGCATTAAAAATCGAACAGGTGCCCCTGACCTGTAGTTGAACCTCGAACGCCCTACAGAACGTAGGAGTCCGGCGTCACTCTGTCAACAGTGAAGGAACCGTAAAGGCTGAACCCCAGCCCGCCACATCTTTCACGCGTGACAGATACGTGCTACCTTTCTCTCACGCCAGACAGATCTGTCAGGCGGGAAAGGTACGACGCATGTACGACCGAACCCTGCTGCGAGCCGCAGCAGCTGCCGAAGGGCAGCACAACTACGTAGACCTCGCCCACCACTTGAAGGTTGCACAGTCCACGGCCTGGCGCCTCTGGTACGGCAAGAACGCCCCGAGCATCGAGACCGCCAGCAAGGTCACCAAGGCCTACGGCCTGACCCTCGCCCAGCTTCTCGAGCCAGCCGAGGCCGCCACATGAAAAGTCAGGTCGTCATCCCCCGCGCCCAGTGCATCACCGGCGCTCGCGCCGTCCTGGACAAGGCCCGCCAGCGGATTGCAGCGGACTACGCCGCCGGCCGCCTCTCCCCCGAGCAGACGGCCGTGTACGAGCGACTGATCGCGAAGAGCCGCGCTGCGGCCGCTGCCTGACCAAACGAATACGGGGCCGCTCCGTCCGACCGGAACGACCCCCGGCACCTCACCACACAGAAATGAGGACACCGTGTCCATCAACCTTACCCGTCCGACCCCGGTGACCCCGGTGCTGCCGGCGCCGTTCGACTCGCGTGACGCGCTGCTGCACGCCTTCGCCGTCACGGAGAAGGTCATTGCCGAGCTGGCCGATCGGCCGTCGAGCGTGACCATCGACGAGTACGACGGCGCGTACCGCGTCCAGGTCTACTTCCACCGCCAGCCCGCCCAGGTGCAGCGGTTCGCCGCGCGGTACTGCGTCGAGGTGCTGGTGGACGCGCACTACAACGGGGACACGTCGACGTACACGTGGGCTGAGGTCCGGGTCGACGGTGTGTCGGTGCGCGGGTGGGCGCTGCTGCGCCACGAGGAGCGTGCGGCGTGAATGCGCGGCGTGTGCAGGCGGCGGAGGGTGTGATCCTCGCGGCGCTGAAGACGAGGCAGACGGCGGCTGGTGTCGCGATCGCGTTGGAGTCGGCGTGCCTGCTCCAGTCACCCGAGTCGGCGGCCGAGCAGCGTCGCACGGTCATCGCCGAGCGGGACGCGCAGATCGTCGCGTGGCTGGCGAAGAAGGCCGGTGAGTACGGGACGTCGAACCGCGACAGCAGGACGGCGTCCGAGGCGGTCGGCCGGATGGCCGACAAGCTGAGCCGCGGCGCGGTCCGTGACGACGAGACCGGGGTGTCGCAGCTGTACGGGCTGCGGGCCGAGAACCACCGGCTGGTTGCCGAGGTGCGACGGCTGGAGGCGGAGCGGCATTCGACGAACGAGGAGCTGTCCAAGGCGGTCGAGCGGGTCGCCGAGCTGGAGGCGTTGACGCCCGCGCCGATCCAGACCTGCCGGACCTGCGGCGCCGGGTACACGTACGGCCAGCCGTGCAGCACCTGCGAGTTCGAGGCCCGCATCGCCAGCGAGCTCGCGGCCCGGCAGCTGGAGGACCCGCACGACTCGCCGCTGCACCACGACTACGCGGTCGGCCGCGACCTGCCCATCGCCCACCCCACCGACGCCGGGAGCGCCCTGTGAGCACCACCCCGAAGCCCGTCCGCGGCCCGATGCACATCGAAGCCACCGCACTCCACATCACCGCCGACGTCACCCCGCTCGTCGAGAACAACGTCCACGACCTCCTCGACCTCCTCATGGAAGAGGACCTGTTCGAGGCGTTCATGGAACTCGCCTGCACCGAGCCGACCGGCGAGCACGACGGCCACGCCCCCGACCGCCTGGCGTTCGAGGAGCTGAAGGACCGGCTCGTCGAGCGGCTGGCCACGAAGGTGGCGCTGACCGGCAGGCAGGCGTTGGGGATTGCGGACCAGATGCGCCGGCTGGGTGCGGCCCGCTCGGTTCCGGGTCAGCAGGACCGGAGGTGGTCTGCGTGACCGCCGACGAGTGGAACGCCCTGTACCCGGTCGGTACCCGCGTGCTCGCCTACCCCAACATCCGGCCCGATCACCCGATCGCGGTCGCCGTCCGCCGGGCGAAGGCCGAGGGCCGGTTCGTCGAGCCCCGTGACGCCGACCTCGCCCGCGGCCTGGACACGGTCACCCGAACCCGGGCATGGACCCTCGGCCACGGCAGGCCCGTGGTGGCGGTCGACGGCTACGCGGGCGGCCTCTGCCTGACGCACGTCTACCCCGGCGGCTTGTGCCCGACGTGCCGCCGCAACTTCGAGGGCTGCACCTGCACCGGAGGTGTCCGGTGATGCCCGGGATCTGGCGCGGCTGCGCCTGCGGCCTGCTCCTCTCTGCCGTCCTGTGGGCGCTCATCGCCCTCACCGCCATCGCCACCTGGAGCGCCCTGTGACCACCACCGTGCAGACCGGGGCCGTCCAGGCCCCGGCCGCCGGCCCGATCACCGGGCCCGGCATTTACCCGAACCTGGCGGTCGAGGAGTACCACGCGCACCGCGAGTCCCTGTCGTCGACCGGCGCCCGCACGATCCTGAAGGCTCCGGCCCTGTTCCGCCACGAGCAGGATCACCCGCAGCCCCGCCGGGCCGTGTTCGACTTCGGCACCGCCGCGCACAAGCTCGTGCTCGGCGACGGCCCGGAGCTGGTTGCGGTCGACGCCGGGGACTGGCGGACGAAGGCGGCCCGTGCCGAGCGCGACGAGGTCGAGGCCGCGGGCGGGATCGCGCTGCTGGCCGCCGACTACGACCGCGTCCACGACATGGCCGACGCGCTGCGCCGCCACCCGATCGCCTCCGCGGTGTTCGCGCCGGGCGCCGGCCGTCCGGAGCAGTCGCTGTTCTGGACCGACAGGCCGACCGGGGTCATGCGGCGGGCCCGGCTGGACTGGCTGCCGTACCCGCGGGGCGGCCGGCTGATCGTCGCCGACTACAAGACCACCGTGTCCGCCTCGCCGGAGGCGCTGGCCCGCACGGTCGACACGTACGGCTACCACCAGCAGGCCGCGTGGTACCTCGACGGCGTCCGCGCCCTCGAACTCGGCGACGAGTCCGCCGTGTTCTTGCTGGTCTTCCAGGAGAAGACCGCGCCGTATCTGATCACCGTGGTGCAGCTCGACCTGCTGACGCTGCGGGTCGGCGCCGCGAAGAACCGGCGCGCCCTGCAGGTCTACGCCGAGTGCACCGCCTCCGGCCGCTGGCCCGGCTACGTCTCGGACGACCAGCCCCACTTCCTTTCCCTGCCCCCGTGGGCCCTGGCCCGCGATACCGAGGAGTACCTGTGACCCAGCAGAACATCGAACGCATGACGCCGGCCGCCGCCCCCGGGCGGGTCGGGCAGGGCACGGCCGTCGAGCAGTCCCGTGCCGTCGCCGAGGTGCAGGCCGCGATCGTCGTCGCGCAGCAGTGCCCGCGGAACATCTCCGCCGCGATCGCCGAGATGCGGCAGTCCTGCCAGCAGCCGTACCTCGCGGAGCGCGCGTTCTACCGCTTCCCCCGCTCGGGGCAGACCGTGTCCGGGCCGTCCGTCCACCTCGCCCGGGAACTCGCCCGCTGCTGGGGCAACGTCCAGTACGGCCTCGCCGAGCTCCGCCGCGACGACGAGTACGGCGAGTCGGAGATGCAGGCGTACGCCTGGGACGTCGAGAAGAACACCCGCAACAGTTCCACCTTCATCGTCCCGCACAAGAGGGACCAGAAGAACGGTCCGAAGCAGCTCACGGACATGCGGGACATCTACGAGAACAACGCCAACAACGGTGCCCGCCGGGTCCGCGAGGCGATCTTCGCGATCCTCCCGCCCTGGTTCGTCGAGGAAGCGAAGGAGCTGTGCACCCGCACCCTGCGGGACGGCGGCGGCAAGCCGCTGAACCTGCGGATCGCGGACGCGGTCAAGGCCTTCGAGGGCATCGGCATCACCGCCGACCGTATCGAGACCAAGCTCGGCCGGCCTCCGGCGAAGTGGACCGACCACGACGTCGCCCAGCTCCAGATCAGCTTCCGCTCGATCCAGCAAGGCGAGATCAGCGCCGAGGACGAGTTCCCCTCGCTCGTCTCCCTGTCCGAGCTCACCGGCAACGCCCCGGTTGGGGAGGTGGCGTGATGCGACTCCCCTTCGTCTCCCGCCGCTACGCCCGTGGTGCTGTCGCCGCCGCCACGGCAGGCCTCCGCGCCGACCTCGAAGCCGCCCGCGCCGAGCTCGCTGACGCCCGTATCGACCTCGCCAACGCACGTGCCGCTCGCCGCAAGGCCGAGACCAGCCTGACGCAGGAACGGAAGAAGCAGCGTGCCGTCGCGAGCTGGCGCCACACGGACGACGGCCGCCTGGCCCGCGCGTTGCGTGCCGTCGCCGCGCTGCGGGCCGAGGCCGCCGTGCAGCGCCGTGTCGAGCACCGCCTCACCAACCAACTCCTCGACGCCACCGGCTACCAGGGCGACCCGCTCCTCCCCGCCGCCCGCGCCCTGCTCGACCTCGACCCGGAGGACCCGAAGTGAACGCGCTCCTCAACCGCCGGACTCTCGCCGCGGACTCCACCGACGGCTTCGCCGGGGCAGGCGGCTCCTCGACCGGCATCCGGCAGGCCGGCGGCATCGTCCGCACCGCGCTGAACCACTGGCGCCTCGCCGTCGACGTCCACAACGCCAACCACCCCGACACCCTGCACGACTGCGCCGACATCTCCCAGGTCGACCCCCGGCGGTACCCCACCACCACGTTCGCCTGGTTCTCACCCTCGTGCACGAACCACTCCGTGGCCAAGGGCGCCCGCCGTCACCGCGACGCCACCCCGGACCTGTTCGGCGAGGTCCTGCCCGACGAGGCCGCCGAACGATCCCGCGCCACGATGTGGGACGTCATCCGCTTCGCCGAGCACCACCGCTACCGGGCCATCATCGTCGAGAACGTCGTCGACGTCCGCGACTGGATCCTGTGGCCCGCGTGGATCTCCGCCGCGCACGCCCTGCGCTACCGCTCGAAGTTCGTGTGCCTCAACTCGATGCACGCCCAGGCCCTCGGCGACGGCGCCGCCCAGTCCCGCGACCGCGGATACACCGTCCTGTGGCGAGAGGGCGAACGAGAGCCCGACTTCGACAAGTGGACCCGCCCGACCGCCCACTGCCCGCGCTGCGACAAGCCGGTCCGCGCCGTCCAGGCGTGGAAGAACCCCGCCCGCCAGTACGGCAAGTACCGGGCCCAGTACGTGTGGCGCTGCCCCACCACCCGCTGCCACACCGAAGTCTTCCCCGCGGTCCGGCCGGCCTCCGACATCATCGACTGGTCGCTGCCCGCGCAGCGGATCGCCGACCGGGCCCGGCCGCTCGCCGACAAGACGATGAAGCGGATCCGCGACGGGTTCGAGGCGTACGGCCAGCCGCTGGTGGTGCCGGTCGAGGGCCGCGACGGTAAGCAGGCCCGGAGCGTGGACCTGCCGATGCGGACGTGCACGGCCCGCAACGAGACCGGCATCGCCGTCCCGCCGTACATGGTCGAGCTCCGAGGCGGCGGCTCCAGCCACCGGCCCGTCCGCGACCCGCTCGCCACCGTGTGCGCGTCCGGCAACCACCACGGCCTGGCGGTCCCCGACCTGATCGTCCCCTACTACGGCAACGCCACCCCGCGCCCCGCCGCCGAGCCCATCCCCACCGTCACCACGGTCGACCGGCACGCCCTGTTGCATGGCGCCGTCGTCGACACGGTCGAGGACCTCGGGTTCCGGATGCTGGAGCCGGCCGAGTACGCCGCAGCGATGGAGTTCCCCTCCGACTACGTGTGGCTCGGCAACAAGCGGGAGCGCGTGCGCCTCGCGGGCAACGCCGTCACCCCGAACGCCGCCCGCGACCTGTTCGCCATGATCTCCGAGGCCGTCCTTGGCGAGGAGCGCGAGCTGATCGGGGCCGCGCTGTGACCGCCACCCAGACCCCCGCGGCCGGGATGACCCGCCTCCCGGCCGCGGGCACCAAGCCGCTCGTCATCGGCCTCGACCTGTCCCTCACCTCTACCGGGATCGCCGGAGTCGACTGGGCCGACCAGCTCAAGCCCCGCAACAAGGGCCACCGCCGTTTGTCCTGGCTCCGCATGGAGATCTTCGACCGCACCAAGGCCGCCGACCTCGTCGTCGTCGAGGGCCCCTCGTACGGGCACGGCGCTCTCGCGGGACACCACGAGCTCGCCGGGCTGTGGTGGCTGATCACCCACGACCTGTGGCGCCGTGACCTGCCGTACGCCGTGTGCCCGCCGGCGCAGCGCGCCATGTACGCCACCGGTAAGGGCAACGCCTCCAAGGGCGAGGTTCGCGACGGCGTGCAGCGGCTGTTCGGTGTCGAGTGCGAGGGAGCGGGTCGGTACGACAAGGCCGACGCCGTGTCCCTCGCCTGCCTCGGCGCGGCGTGGCTGGGCTACCCGGCCGCCGACCTCCCCGCCACCCACACCCGCGCCCTGAACGGCGTCGCCTGGCCCAACACGATCCCGGCGGTGGCCGCATGAACATCCGCAGCGACATCGCCGAGCTCCTCCGCGCGGGCTGGTCCGGCCGCAAGATCGCCGCTCACTGCCAGGTCAGCACCAACAGCGTGCGCAAGGCCCGCGAAGCCCTCAACCTCCCCGCGCACAAGCCCGGCCCGACTCCGGCCGGCACCGTTGAGGATCTGTTCTGGCGCCGGGTCGAATTCACCATCGACGGCCACATCCTGTGGCCCAACGCCTCGGTCGGCATCCGAACCGGGCACAACGGCCCCCGCATCAGCGCCGCCCGCCTCGCCTTCCGCATCCGCCACCAGCGCGAGCCCGTCGGCAAGGTCACGCCGGGCTGCGGCCGGGCCCGTTGCGTCGCACCGGCCCACGTCGAGGACCGGCCCATGCGCGACGCCCTCAACAGCACGTTCGCCGCAATTTTCGGAGGGGTCCTGTGAGCACCCGAGGCATCAGTACGGACAAGACGCCTGACTGGCGCGACCAGGCCGCCTGTCGTGTTGAGGACGCCGACGTCATGTTCCCCGACCCCAGCGACAAGCGGGGCACTCGGATTGCGCAAGCCATTTGTCTGGCCTGCCCCGTCCGACAGCAGTGCCTGGAGCACGCCATGGCTGTGGAAGGGGGGTGCCGCCGGGAGTCTCGGTACGGCGTGTTCGGCGGCCTCGACGGCGATCAGCGCTACCGCCTCTACTGCCGCCTCCGCCCCAGTCACGTCGCCCGCCTCACGCGCGTCGCCGCCTGAACCACCCGCCCCACGTACGAGAGAAGGCACGATGCCCTGGTTCAAGATCGACGACGCTTCCCACAGCCACCCGAAGTTCGTGGCCGCGGGGAACGCGGCGATCGGCCTGTTCGTGAGGTGCGGGGCCTACTCCGCTCAGCACCTCACCGAGGGCATCGTGCCCGGCGTCATCGCCCAGCTGTACGGCACCGCCCCGCAGGCCGCCAAGCTCGTCAAGGTCGGCCTCTGGCACGGCGCCAAACACTCCTGCTCCCGCTGCCCGCAGCCGGCCGCCGGCGACTACGTCGTCCACGACTTCTTCGAGGGCGGCCGGAACGCCACCCGCGCACAGGTTGAGGCCAGCCGGAAGGGCGCCGCCGAGCGGGCCGCGAAGAGCCGCGCCGCAAGAAAGCGCCCCGGAATCGACGACGAAACGAAGAACATTCATCGTGCAATCGGCAACGAATCGGAGCCGAATCGAGACGGAAACGAACCCCACTTTTCCGACTCCGCCGCTGGTCAGGGGCACCTGTCACACCGCACGGGCCTCCCAGGCGTCACGCTTACCCAAGCCACATCCACGCCTAGCCAGGTACTTCCTTCGGAAGTACCTCCTCCCCCTACCCCCTCCGTGAACCACAGCACCGAGGTGGTGGCCGCCAGCAGCGGACGAGGAGAGGTCGAGCCCCTCATCCAGGCCATGGAGCACCGCGGCATGCGCGTCTCCTGGACGTTCAGCAGCGAGCAGTGGCTCGAACTCCGCGACGCCGTACGCCGCGTCGGGGTCGCCGCCCTCGTCGACCACGCCGAGCGCGCCTGGAAAGCCGCCAAGACCCAGCCCTACTCGGCCCGCTACTTCCTCGCCGGATGGGCCGGCCTCCAGACCACCACCTACACCGGGCCCCGCCCCATCACCGGGCCGCCGTCGGCCGCCCAGTCCTACCTCTCCGAGATGCAGCAGATCGCCGCCGAACTCCGCGCGGCAGAAGGAGGCATGCAGTGAAGCCCTCCGAGATCCCCCAACTCCTCGCCGAGATCGCCCTCGCCGACCACCGCGTCCGACGCACCGACCCCATCGAACTCCGCGCGCAGATCGCCATGTGGGCCGGCATCCTCGCCGACGTCCCCTACGACGCCGCCGTCCGCTACGCCCACGAGCACTACACCAAGAGCACGTGGCCGATCCTCCCCGCCGACATCGCCACCCGCTGGACCGCCGCCGTCGCCGACCGACTCGGCCGCCACACCGGCACCTTCGAACCTCTGGCCCACCCCGAGGTCGACCCCGACGACCAGTACGGCGACGCCTACCTTGCTGCCCTCAAGGCCGAACGCCGCGCCGTCGCCACCGGCCACCAACCACCCAACGAACTCCGCGCCATCACCGCCGGCCCCGCCGCCGAAGAAGTCGACAAGCGCCTGAAGCAGATGGGCGCCTACATGCCGCCCGCCATCAAGGAAACCCTCGCCGAGTTCCGGCCCGACGCCGTCGAACGCGAACGCCTCATCCGCTCCGGCCTCGCCGACCCGCGGTCCGTCCCCTGCCCGTGGGCCGCCTGCCGCGCCCCCTCAGGGCAGCGCTGCCGCACCAACGGCCGCGACCGCCACGACTACCACCCCACCCGCATCGACGCCGCCACAGCAGCCCTCAGGAGCGCCGCATGACCACCGCCGCCCGCCGGTGGCGGCCCGACGGCCCCGGCAGCTTCCAAGCCCCACCCGACGTCACCGCCGTACGAGACCGCACCGGCCGCCTCTGGACCCGCAACAAGCCCCGCACCCGCTGGACCTCAGGCGGCCCCCACATCCGCTGGCGCACCCTCGTCGCCGAACACGGCCCCATCACCGAGGAGCACACCGCATGAACGCCGCCGAACCCACCACAACCGCCCCAGCACTCTCCCTTCCCGCCCTCGCCGTCACATGCCCCGCATGCGGCTCCAAGCCCGGCGAACTGTGCACCTCCCACAGCGGCACCCGCCCCCGCCGCAACGACGTCCACCGCGCCCGCACAACCGCACACAACACCCCCACCACCTGAAGGAGGACCCCCATGCCCGAGCGTCTTCGCCGCCGCCGCACCACGGGCTGGCGCGCACCCGACGGAGCCGTCTACGTCGGACGGCCCACCCGCTTCGCCAACCCCGCCCGCCTCATCCGCGCCGACCACGGCCTCGCCGTCCAGTGGGGCACCACCGGCAGCATCGTTGGCACCTGGCCCGCCGACGGCATCGAAGCCCGCCGCTACGCCACCGACCTCTACCGCACCTGGATCAACCAGCCCGAACAGGACTCGACCCGGGCCCTGTTCCGCGCCCTCCTCCACGGCCGCGACCTCCTGTGCTGGTGCCCCCTCCCCAAGCCCGGCCAACCCGACCACTGCCACGCTGCCGTACTCCTCGAACTCGCCAACCAGCCCACCGCCTGACTCCCGGTTCCACCACCACCCACGAAGGAGCAGCCCGCCCGTGAAGTCCCCGGTCCCGTACTTCGGCAGCAAGCAGCGCATCGCCCCCTGGATCGTGTCGCTGCTGCCCGCCCACGAGCACTACGTCGAACCGTTCTGCGGCGGCCTGTCCGTCCTGCTGGCGAAGACCCCGTCGAACATGGAGACCGTCAACGACCTCGACGGCGACCTGATGACGTTCTGGCGCGTCCTGCGGGACCGGCCGGCCGAACTCATCCGCGCCTGCGCGCTCACCCCGCACTCCCGCGTCGAGCTCGCGGACGCGCACGAGCCCGCCGCCGACGAGCTGGAGCTCGCCCGCCGCATCTGGTCCCGCCTCGCACAAGGCCGGTCCGGCACCCTACGGCAGACCGGGTGGCGGCACTACATCGCCCCCGCCGGCTCGTCGATCGGGATGCCCGGCTACATGGACGCCTACGTCGACCGGCTCGCCGCAGCTGCAGAACGCCTCCACCACGTTTCCCTCGAAGCCCTGCCCGCCCTCGACGTGATCGCCAAGTACGGCGCCGCGCGGGACGCCCTGCTGTACGTCGACCCGCCGTACCTCGGCAGCACCCGCCCGTGGTCGAACTACCGCGTCGAGATGAAGGGCGAGCAGGACCACCGCGACCTCGCGGCCGCACTCCAGGACTGCAAGGCCACCGTCGTCCTGTCCGGCTACGACAGCCCCCTGTACGCCGACCTGTACGCCGACTGGCACCGCTACGAGCAGCAGACCATGACCGGCAACGCCAAGACGGCGAAGGACCGCACCGAGGTCGTCTGGGCAAACCGTCCCCTCGCCGGCCAAGACGGCCTGTGGCCCGCCGCCTGATCCCTGCCCGCCTGACGCAACACAGCCGCCCCCGCGGGCAATGCGGGGGCGGCCACCCGGAGCCTACCCAGACAGGAGCACCACCCATGACCGACCTCCACGCCACCGCCGCCGAGACGATCCCCGCCCTCATGGCCAGCATCCAGGAGTACCGCGCCCTCCAGCAGCCCCTCGTTGACGCACTGCGGCTCATCCACGAGGACATGGACCGCGCCCACAAGGGCGGTGACGAGTGGGCCATGGAGTGGATGGGCGACGTCTGGTCCGGACTGCCCCTCGCCGTGCGGGCCGCGGCCGGGGATCAAGACGCGGCGCACGAGTACGCCGCCGGGGTCCGGGACGCCGCCCGCCAGGCCACCGCCCAACCGGCCACCGAGGCCGTCTGTGCCTGCGGGCATGCCGCCCACGCCCCGGGCACCGAGTGCGAGGACGGCGTCAACCACGGCTCGAAGCGCTGGCACCGCTGCCTCTGCCTCAACCTCGTCGACGCGGACTCGGCCTGCCCGCCGGACATGGACTGCCAGGGCGGCACGCTCGGCTACAGCGACGTGTGGCACCGCCAGCGTGCCGCCGCCCCGAACGCGGCCTTGGGCATCACCACCGAGCAGGCCCTCCGCGGGGCGGCAGCCCTGGGCGAGGCGATCCGCGCGACGCAGCCGTCCGGCGTCGACTTCTCCAGCCCGTCCGTCGGGCGGCAGGACACCCAGACCGCCGACGAGGAAGAGGCGGCCGCCGTACTCGAAGCCATGGCCATCAAGCTCGCCACCGGTAGTGACCCCGTCGAGCCGAGGCAGTTCCTCGCCGCCATGGCCGCCTACCGGGCCGCGATCCTCAACAGCGCCGCCGACGAGATCGAGCAGGAGAACGCCAGCTGTAACAGCGTTGTCCCCTGTCAGCCCTGCGCCACCCGCACCCACGCGGCCGCCAGCCTGCGCGGTCTCGCCGTCGGGAGCGCATCGTGACCACGGACCTCACCGCCAACCCGCAGCCCGAGTACCTGTACGAACTGTGGGACGTCAACTGGGACGACGGGCCCCTCGGCAACTGGAAGATCCTCCGCCACGAGATCACCCGCAAGACCGCCCGCCGGATCTACTTCACCCTCGACAACGGGCGCACCGGCTATCTCGACCGGAAGAAGATCGAATCGGAGGGCGAGATCTACCACGGCCGCACCTGCCGTCACCTCCACCTGACGCCCCCGGGCATCCCGCGTCCGCCCAAGCCGCCATCCCTGACGGAGCTACGCAAGGCCATGGCCGACGCACACCCCGACCGGGGCGGCAGCAGCGAAGCATTCATCGCCGCCCGGGCCCGCTACGAGCGCGCCCGCCGAGCCGCCGGGGCCGAGTCGTGACCTGGTGGGCATGGCTCCTCACCCTCTGGCTCACCGCCCAACTCCCCCTCGTACCCGCCTGGAACCTGGCCGTCCGACGACTGAAAGGCACACCCCGATGACCCAGCCCGAAGCCACCGAAGCCGAACTGTGGATGACCCTCCACGACGCCATGGACGGCAACCTCAGCATGTCCCGCCGCCGCAAGCTCATCACCGCCTACCGAGCCGCCGTACTCCGCACCGCCGCCGACGCACTGGACGACTCCGAAACGCTCCGCGACCTGACCGACGACCACATGCGTGACGTGAACGCCACCACCAACGAGCTCCGTCGCATGGCCGAGGAGGACCAGTGACCCAGCCCGACACCGAGCAGCTCCTCAACCTCGCCGACCGCGCCGAACGCGGGCCACTCACCCCGGACGAAGCCGCACGACTCCGCGACGGGATCACGAAGCTCGCCACCCACATCGACGAGTACCGCGACATGTGGCGCAGCAACATGCGCGCCATGGTCGAACAGGAGCAGCGCGCCGACCGCTACCGGACCGCGTGGACCAGCGCCCGCACCCGGGCCGAGGTCGCGCGACACGTCGCCCGCAGCAACCGCCGGCACGTCGCCGCGATCGTGCCCGACCTCGAAGCCGCCACCACCCGCGCCGAGCAGCTGGACGATCTCCTCCGCATCGCGAACGACACCTCGAACACCTCCGAGACTGAACGCGTCCGCGCAGTGGAACGCGCAGACCGGGCCACGGACGCCATCGCACGCGTCCGCGCCGAGTGCGACCGGATCGAGGCAGCAGTCCGCGACAGCGCCACCGACCAGGATCTCGCCGGCGGCTACCTCGCCTGCCTCCGCCACATCCGCGCCGCCCTCGACCCCCAGGAGCCCCAGCTGTGACCAACCTCCCGCCGTACAGCGGCCCCAACCCGACCTGCCCCAAGTGCAGCCACGACGAAGCCCTCACTGAGTACCGGGCGCACGGCGATTGCGTTCATGGCGACCTGATCGGTTCCATCGGATTCCAGCCGAACGAGCGGCTGCACCGCGAGTGCATGCGCTGCTCCTACGCCTGGGACGAGCAGCTCAACCCGCCCGACGTCGAGCCCGAGCCCGTATGCAACTGCACGTGGGGCGGGCTGGAGATTCGGCGCTGCCCCGGCCACGAGCCCCAGCCCGGGCCTGCCACCCACATCGGCGGCAACGCCGAGGACTGCCTCGCCTGTGAGGGCACCAACCCGCCGTACCCGTTCCTCTGCCCCGGACCCCAGGAGCCCCAGCCGTGAGCCGACTCCGCGCCCTCGTCTGGCGCGCCACCCGCCGCACAACCAACCGGCTGTACGACGCCCTCGCCGTCCTCGGCGGCTACTGCAACGACCACCCCGTCAAGAGCGGGATCCCGGACGGGACCGGCGGCTACCACCACTGGCGGTGCGCCTTCAAGCGCGGCCACACAGGCCACCACCGCTACCGCAACTACACGTGGGACGCGAACGGCACCACCGACTACCTGCCGATCGACCCGTTCCCCAGCCAGCCGTGGGAGCGGTCGTCCATCTCGACGAGGCGCCAGGCCCGCGAGAGGCGCCGCTGGGATGCCGACCAGTCCGCCCGCTTCCGAGCTGAGCGCCTCGCCCGCGGCGAGAAGTACTGACCCCGAACGCGCGAAGGGGCGCGCCCAGTCCGCCAAGACACCTGCGGGCGCGCCCCACACGGTGCAGTCACCGTACAGCCCACACCAGCCCCACGGAGCCACGATGACCACCACCGCCGCAGCCCAGCTCCAGACCATCGCCACCCTCTGGCCCGACCTCGACGACGCCCTCGGCACCCCCGTCGCCGCGACCTGGCCGCCCGCCGGCCTCCGCACCTACCTCGCCGCCCTGGAGCAGCACGACGCCACCGAGACGGCCGCCCTCCGCATGCTGGAGCGCTCCCCCGACCAGCTCGGCGCCCGGCCGGTCCCCGTCAACCTCCGGATCATGGACACCATGCGGACCGTCGAAGCCGCTCTCCACGAGACCGCCGACCAGATCGCCTCCGCCAACCAGCACGCCGTCGAGACATCCCACCCGCACCGCTGGCACTTCACCGGACGCCCCCGCGGCGCCGCCTGGACCGCCCTCTGGCTCAGCGCGAGGGCCGACAACGTGTTCTGGCCCGGCCGCGCCCTCACCGACGCTCAGGCGCGCCACCTGAGGCACGTCGCCCGCGAGGCTCTCCACCGCGTAGAGCAAGCGCTCGACCTCGCCGTCGAGCAGCGCGAGTTGGACGCCCAGCACCGATGCCCCTGCGGCGGGCGCATCGTCATCACCGGCGGCGCCGGCGACCAGCCCACCGCCCGCTGCCGCCAATGCGGCGCCTGGTGGACCGAGCGAGGCGTGGTCGCGGCCTGACCTGCACGCTTCCCGGCGCCGGGAAGCTTCCGGACAGCAGCAGGCCCCCGCCGGATACACCCGGACGGGGGCCACTGCACGGGCGCGGCTACGGGCGCCACGCCTCGTCGTAGTCGGGGTGGTCGGCATACGGCAGGGCAAGGGCCGCGAGGATTGGTGAGACCTCGGGGTAGCTGTCCCAGCCGCCCATCATCCGGCGCCGTTCGGCAACGAAACGTTCGTAGTCGGCGAGGATCCGCCGCTTGGCGTCGACCTCGGCGAGGACACGAGCCGGATCATGGCGGGCGATGTGCTCGGCGACCGCGCCGTCATCGGTCGTGAACAGCTCGGTGCCCACCTGGATGGTTGCCGAGAACGGCAGACTCCACTGCAGCTCGTTGCCGGACCCGTCCCACAGGACACCGCGAGCCGTTCGCTCGTCCTCGTCGAGGCGGGCCGTCAGGAACTCCACCAGATCCACGCTGCTACTCCTTCGGCTTCAGGTCGGTGCGGCGGCCCTGGGTCATCCCCGCCTGCCGCTTCGCCCAGTACTCGTCGAACCACGCCACCGGGTACTCCGGCCGGCTGCTCCCCGGACGGAACGCGGGCGCAGGCCAGCCCTCCTTGGGGTTCGTCGCGAGCCGGTGGATCAGCGTACGGCTGCGCCCCACCCGCTCCGCGAGCTTCGGAATGGTCATGGTCTCCCGCGGCTCCTCACTCTCCGGGGTCACGGACATGGGCACATCCTCTCGCGAGGTGTGGACATTGTCCACACTTCTCGCTACGGTCGAACCGGCAACAACGAAGGCCCCGGCCGGAGTTCGCAGCTCCACATGGCCGGGGCCAGACCCACCCACAACCTCACGAAGGAGCGGGTCCGTGTCCGAGCGTACCGACCAGCCTCCCAACGTCCACAGCCTCCTCGGCAAGCTCGCCGACCGCATCGAGGCCAAGCACCCCACCAAGGCCATCGACGAGCGCCTCGTCCTCGCGCAGGCCCTTGTTGTCGCCGAGCACACCTACGGCCCCACCGAGGCCGCCGACGCCGCCGAGCGCGCCCTCATCGACGCCCTCCCGCCCGTCCGCCCGGACGACACCCGTGCCGAGTACGCCACCCGCTGCCGCCTTGTCGGCCAGGAGGTCTCGGCCTGATGCGCACCCCGCTCATCGCCCCCGCGGTCACCCTGTCCGCCGGCTCCCTCGCCTGGACCACCTGGAGCCTCGTCGACCTCCTCGGCGCCGGCCCCTGGGGCATCACCGTCGCCGCCGGAGCCGACATCATCTGGGCCTCCGTCATCTGGGCCGAAGCCCGCAGCCTCCGAATCTGCGGCCACCGCTGGCCCGTCGCCGCCATCGGCTGGACCGCCCTCGCCGCCGTCGCAGCCTTCCTCGTCTGGCACGGCATCCAGCAGCACCACACCGCCATGGCCGTCGCCGGCCCGTTCCTCCCCCTCGGCGCCAAGGTCGTATGGCTGCTCGCCCTCGCGGACATGCGCGACCCCGCAGCGCTCACCGACGACGACCGCGCGCTGCTCGCCAACGAGGAGCGCGCCATGCGGTTCGAGGAAGCCCGGCACCGGCACGAGCTCCGCCGCCGCGAGATGGCCGCCGAGCGCCTCATCGCCGAGGTCGAGACCGACTTCACGATCGAGCTCGCCCGGCAGGACAAGGACCGCGAGCTTGCCCGCCGAGCACCGATCGCGATCGCCCCGATCACGGCCGAGCACGAGACGAGCACGATCGCGATCACCCCCGAGCAGCCCCACGCTTCGGAGCGCCCCGAACCCGCCCCGACCAGCACGATCGCCAATCGCGAGCAGAAGAGCATCGCCGACCTCGCCCGCGAACACGTCGCGATCCACCCGACCAACCCACCCGCCGTCGACGCGATCTGCTCGATCCGGCCCGACGCCGATCGCCCGTCCGTCGGCGCAGCCGTTCGCCGCGCCCGCCAGCAGCTCGACGCCCGCGGAGGCTACCGATGACCCCCACCCTCGGTGCCGTCCTCGTCGGCTTCGCGCTCCTCGTGTGGGAGCTGTTCGTCTGGTTCCCCGGCCTCAAGACCCTCCAGACCAACCTCATCGGCGCCGCCGGTGAGCTCCTGCCCTTCACCCTCTGCTGGTGCGTCGGCGCGCTCACCGTCATGGTCGTCGGCGGCCTCGTCGGCTGGATCGGCGACACCGCCCTGTGGGGCCTCAACACCTTCGGCGACGGCCTGTTGGTCTACGGCGTCGGCGCCCAGACCGGCACCGCCCCCGGCAGCACCGCAGCCCCACTCACCCAAGGCGGCCTGTTCATGACCGCGCTCGTCCTCGTCGGCTTCCTCGCCCGCCGCCACCGCGGCGCCAAGGCGTCGAAGTGGCGCGGCTGGGGCGCCGGCGTCGGACTCGGCCTCTCCGCCGGCATCGCCCGCTACGCCGCCGTCCCCCTCGCCTCCGCCGTCAACCTCTCCGGCGCCTGGCTCACCGGGATGATCTCGTGACCACCGAACAGCAGCCCGACGTCGTGGCGGGGGAGCAGCCGAGCAAGCTCGCAGGCGGCTGCGTCCTCGCCATCGGCGCCGCACTCGCCGGAGGCATCGCCTACACCGTCCCCGAGACCGCCTACTACACGGCCGGGCTCCTCACCGCCGCCGGCGTCCGCCGCGCCCGCACCTGGGCCGCCGGGCGCCGGGGCGGTGAGCAGCCGGAGGTCGAGGACGCCGTCGACATCGTCGCCGCCCTCCACGAGCTCTCCCCCGGCGGCACCGCGAACGTCCGCCTCACCCAGCTCGCCGAAGGGATCGGCCTGCCTGACACCCGGACCGTCCGGGCCCTCCTCGACGAAGCCAGCATCCCGATCAAGGAAGTCCGCACGGGCGGGAAGGTCGGGCCCGGCATCCACGTGACCGCCATCCCCCGCTCCTGCGGCGCCCCTCCCGACGGTTGTTGGTGCGCTGTGACCAGCAACAACAACACCAACAACACCCCCGAGGAGGAGCCCCGAGAGGGGTTCCGTGTAGAGCACATCGGCCACGCCGGAACCGTCGTCCACGACCCCGCCGAAACCCGCCGCCGCCACGCCACCACCACGAGGAGCGCCCGATGACCTACTGCGAGCACTGCGGCTGGTGGAGCCGCCCCCACTGCGGCCACTGACCGCCAGAACCCCCGGGCGTACCGTGGCCGCAGCACCCGATCGATTGCGGCCAGGCTGCGCCGCCTCGACGGAGGACCCAGCCCCGCCGGAACAGCGCCCGACGGGGCTTCCTCACGTCCCGATTCCGCATACCCGCCGCCATCCCCCAGGCACGCGCGATACGTTCACGACTCCGCCACACCAAGACCACAGCGAGGACACCGTGACGCAGCAGCCCTACCCGCCCCAACAGCCCAGCCCCAACCAGCAGTGGAGCCCGTCCCCCGGCCAGCCGTACCCCGGCGCACCGTACGGGCCTCCCCGCCCGCCGAAGAAGGGCATGGGCGCAGGCGCGATCGTCGCGATCGTCCTCGGCTCGCTCTTCGGCCTGTTCATCATCATCGGGGTCATCGGCGCGATCGTAAGCGACGACACCCACGCCAGCAGCGACAAGAGCAGCCCGGAACGCAGCACCGCCGCTGCGCCCGCGGCAAAGCCGTCCACGAAGGCGCCGGCCACCGCAGCTCCCGCGCAGAGCCAGGCTGACGAGTTCAAGGCGTTCGTGGCGAAGTCCGGTACCGACGCGGAGAAGGGCGCGATCAAGCACGTCGTCAAGGTCACGGGCGCGGACGACCAGAACAACATCCTGGACACCGCCGACATCTACACCGACTTCAAGGGTGGCCTGATGAGCGACGACGCTGGGAAGGCGAAGCTGATCGCTGCCGCGTTCGCGGACTGGAAGCACTCGAAGAACGGGCTCGTGACGGTGTACGGCGAGGACGGCCAGCTCATCACCAACGGAAAGTTCTGACGTGCGCGCGGCCAGGGTTGCGATGGACGAGACGTCTCGTCTACATTGAAGCCGTCTCCGGCGTGCCCGGAAACAAGCGCCAGGCCCCGACCCTCCCCCGTGTCGGGGCCTTCTTCATGACTCCGCCGTCCGGCGATGGGGCGTAGAGAGCCTCCAGGGTCCATGGGGCCCTGCGACGTCGGCGACCGGGCGGCGGCCCACCACCAGGAGGTGCCCATGCCCTTCCCCGACGGCACCCCCACCATCACCCTCACCGGCACCCTGCCCTGCCCCGTCGAAGGCACCGGATACGACGGGAAGATCGTCCTCACGCCCTCGTCGTACCTCGTCGACACCACCCGCGACGCCATCTACCTCGGCGGCGGAGAGAAGCCCATCGTCGACGGCGCGTTCTCCGCCACGATCGTCCCCAACGACGCCGCAGGCATCGGTCCATCCGGCTGGCGGTGGCTCATCAGCATCGAACCCACCGGCGCCCCCAAGCGAGCTTTCTGGGCGTACGTCGCGGGCACCGGCACCGTCGACATCTCCACCCTGATCGAGGTCCCCGCCCCCGACGGCGGATCGGCCGGCAGCGGCGCGGTGGCATCCGTGAACGGCAAGACCGGCGTGGTCGTCCTCACCTACGCGGACGTGGACGCCGAGCCCGAGGGCGCCGTCGCCGAACACGCCGCGGCCAGTGACCCGCACGGCGACCGCACGTGGGCCACCGGCGAGTTCGCGGCCAAGAGCGCCAACCTGTCCGACCTGGCCAGCGCCGCGACCGCCCGCACCAACCTCGGCCTCGGCGACGCGGCCACCCTCGACGTCGGCACCACCGCCGGCACCGTCGCGGCGGGCGATGACCCCCGGTTCAGCGAGGGCGGCGGTAGCAGCACAATCCGCACGGCGAGCGTCCGCATCACCGACGACGACCTGTCCGGCCTCCCCAACGTCGCCTCCTGGACCATCGTTCAGACATCGGCCGGCACCCAGCTGAAGTGCTCGATCACAGCCGCCGTCGGCGACCGGATCCGCGCCCTGGGCCTGTTCATGTACGACGGTGCGCACTTCCTCGACTGGAACATGCTCACCAGCGCGGGCGCCCTCGGCACCTACGCGGCGTCCGGCACGACCACGCCGCTCGGCGAGGGCAACCCGACCATGTACCCGTCGACCGCGTTCAAGGGCTACACGACCGCCGAGTTCTTCACCGTCGAAGCCGGCCACCTCAACGCCGGGCAGGTCACCGTGGCGCTCGCCCACCAAGGCACGAACGCCGGCAAGGTCTACGCCCACACCCTGTACCCGTGGCGGCTCCGCCTGGAGAACATCGGCCCCGAACCGGCCTGATCGGAGGTGCCTGGTGACGAATCAGTACCGCGTGGACAACTACAACACCCCCGTCACCGACGAGGAACGCGCCGAGATCCGCCGGCTCCACGCCGAAGGCCACGGCCGCAACGAGATCTCTCGCCGCGTCGGGCGCAGCGCCCGCACCATCAGCGCGCAGGCCGACCAGATGGGCCTCACCTTCGATCGCACCGCCACCGCCGCTGCGACCGAGGCCAAGGTCATCGACGCCCGCGCCCGCCGCGCCCGCATCATGGAGCAGCTCTACGACGTCATCGAGGCCGACCTCGCCTACCTGAAGAAGCCCGACACCTACGACCTCGTCGAGGTGTCCGCCGGCAAGGCCGTGCACTTCGCCACCGAGCGCCTCCCCGCACAAGACCGGCGCGCCCTGATCACCGGCATCAGCACCGCGATCACCGCCACGTCCCGCCTCGAAGCGCTCGAAGGCGACCCGGGCGTCGCCGGGGCCACTTCGCTGCTCCTCAACCTGTCCGATGCCTTCCGTCAGGCGGCCGGCCCCGTGGAGGACGACACCGGGGAGGGCTGATGCTCGACTCCCTCCCTCTGTCCGCCAAGCAGATCCGATCGATCGCCCACTCCACCGCCCGCATCAACTTGTGGCACGGCGCGATCCGCTCCGGGAAAACGATCGCGAGCCTGATCGCCTTCCTGATCGCGATCGCGAGCGCCCCCTCATCCGGCCTGATCGTGATCGTCGGGCGCTCGCTGCAGACCATCGAGCGCAACGTCCTCGACCCCCTTCAGGACGAAGTACTGTTCGGCCCCGTCGCCCGGCTCGTGCAGCACACCCGCGGCGCCACCACCGCGGTCATCCTCGGCCGCACCATCCACCTGATCGGCGCCGCCGACTCCCGTGCCGAAGGCAGGCTCCGCGGCCTCACCGCGTGCCTCGCTTACGTCGACGAGGCCACCCTCGTCCCCCGCGGGTTCTGGAACCAGCTCCTCGGCCGCCTGAGCGTCCCTGGGGCACGCCTCTTCGCTACCACCAACCCCGACAACCCTGGGCACTGGCTCCGCAAGGAGTTCATCAACCGCGCCGGCCACCTCGACCTCAGACACTGGCAGTTCACCCTCGACGACAACCCCTCGCTCGACCCGGCGTACGTCGCCGCGCTGAAGGCCGAGTACGTGGGCCTGTGGTACCGGCGGTTCATCCTCGGCCACTGGGTGCAGTCCGAGGGCGCGATCTACGAGATGTTCGACGCCGAGCGGCACGTCGTCCGTGAACTCCCGCACATCGAACGCTGGCTGTGCGACGCGATCGACTACGGCACCGTCAACCCGTTCGCCGACTTGCTGCTCGGCCTCGGCCGCGACAACCAGGGCCGCGCCGGGCTGTACGTGGTGTCGGAGTACAGGCACGACTCCCGGACCGCCCGCCGGCAGCTCACCGACTCCGAGTACTCCGCCGCCCGCCGCCGCTGGCTCGCGTCCGTCCCGCAGCCCCAAGCCGGGAACGTCCTCGGCGTACGCCCGGAATGGACCGTCGTCGACCCGTCCGCCGCCTCGTTCATCGAGCAGCTCCACCGCGACGGCGTCACCGGCGTCACCCCCGCCGACAACTCCGTCCTCGACGGCATCCGCGGCGTCGCCAACCTGCTCGCCTCCGAACGGCTGTTCATCCACGCCTCCGCCACCGGCCTCATCGACGAACTGCCCGGCTACTCGTGGGACGACGAGGCCGCGGAGAAGGGCGAGGACAAGCCGATCAAGCTCGAAGACCACTCCTGCGACGCCCTCAGGTACGGGGTGCGCACGACCGAGGCCCTGTGGCGGCCGCACATCCCAACCCTGGAGGTGGCCGCATGACCGTCGAAGAGGCTCTGCAGAGCGCCGTGCGACTGCTCCGGGCAGCCGAAACGGAGACCAACCTGGCGCTCATGGAGCGCCTCGACCAACTCGCCTGCTCATGGCTGGCCATCGCCAACCTGCTGATGGAAAGGGAGCGCGCCTGATGCCCCTGCCCTCCGGCAACCAGCAGTGGCCGCCGGCCGCGCTCGACCCGGTCCGCGACAAGCTGACCGTGTGGGACGCCTGGTACTGCGGCGACCCCAACGCCCTCTCAGCCGTCTACGGCGGCCAGGTCGGCAGCGACCCCGGCGGCACCGGGTTCTTCTCCTCCGAGCACGGAGGTTGGCGAGCAGCCGTCGGCCGCACCCTGCAGCGGTGGTTCTGGTCCCAGCCCACGCCCTCAGGAGAGCAGCGCGCCAAGCTGCACGTGCCGCTCGCCTCCGACATCGCCACCACCTCCTCGGCGCTGCTGTTCTCGGAGCCGCCGACAGTCAAGAGCGACGACACCACCACCGCCAGCCGGCTGGGTTACCTCGTCGACGACGGCCTGCACAGCACCCTCCTGGAGGCCGCCGAACTCGCGGCAGCGCTGGGCGGGGTGTACCTCCGCGTCGTCTGGGACAGGGAGGCCTACGACGCCCCGTGGCTCGACGCCCACCCGGCCAGCAACGCCGTCCCCGAATGGCAGTGGGGCCGCCTTGCCGCGGTCACGTTCTGGCGGGTCCTGGAGGCCGACGGCGACCGTGTCGTGCGCCACCTGGAGCGCCACGAGCCCGGGTTCATCCTCCACGGCCTCTACGAGGGCAGCCGCGACGACCTCGGCGTCCGGGTGCCGCTCACCGAGCACCCGGCCACCGCGGGCATCGCGCGCGCGCTCGGCCCGGCAGGGGACGCCATTCCGACCGGCATCAAGCAGCTCACCGCCGTGTACGTGCCGAACATGCGCCCGAATCGGTTGTGGCGCGGCAACCCCGCCGCTGCGCACCTCGGCCGCCCGGACATCGCCGGCGCGGAGCCGCTTCTCGACGCGCTCGACGAGGTGTACTCGTCGTGGATGCGGGACGTGGAGCTCGGCAAGGGCCGTGTCATCGTCCCGAGCGCCTACCTGGAGTCCAACGGGCCCGGCAAGGGCGCAAGCTGGGACCCCGACCGGCGCATCTACTCCACCCTCAACATGCTGCCTCGTTCGGGCGACGCCGCCACGATCGAGGCGGTGCAGTTCGAGATCCGGGTTGCCGAGCACCGCGACACGGCGCAGAACCTCGTGGAGCAGATCCTGCGCGGCGCCGGCTACTCATCGCAGACTTTCGGCGAGCAGGGGCAGGCCGCGGCCACCGCGACGGAGGTCGTGGCCCGGGAGCGGCAGAGCTTCACCACCCGCAACCGGAAGATCGTGTACTGGCGGCCGGCGCTCGCGCAGGCCATCGAGACCCTCCTCGCGGTCGACAAGGCAGTGTTCGGGTCGGGCGTCACGGTGGAGCAGCCGACGATCGAGTTCGGCGACTCCATCAGCGAGGACCCGAAGACTCTCGCCGAGACCGTCGAGCTCCTGAACCGGGCCGAGGCCGCATCCCGCGACACGCTCGTGCGAATGCAGCATCCGGACTGGGACGACGCGGACGTGAAGGCGGAGGTCGACCGGATCCTCGAGGAGACCGGCCAGCTGGTCGCCGATCCGACCCTGACCGGAGCGGAGGGCCCGTCCGATGCCGGTTTCCCCAGCGATGGCGGAGGATCTCGCCCGTGAGGTAGGCGCCCTCTACCGCGACGCCGAGGGCGCCCTTCTGGAGCTGCTTGCGCAGGCCCTGGAGGCCGACATCGAGTCCCCGCGGTGGGCCGAGCTGAAGCTGGCGGCCATCGGCAACCTTCGCGTGGCCGTCGAGGCTGTCGCCGAGGCGCTCCAGACCGACACCGACGGGGCCGTACGGCACGCCCTGGTGACCGCCTATAACCGGGGCAGGCAGGCAGCTGTGGCCGAGCTGGGGGCCCTCGACATAGGCCGGGAACTCGTCGCCCGCGACACGGTGCCGAACGCCTCCGCGGTCGATCGGCTCGCCGCGTCGCTGGCGGAGGACACCCGCCCGCTGTACACCCGGATCACCCGGGCCATCGTCGACATCTACCAGCGGATCGTGGCCCGCGTCTCCGGCACGCAGCTGCTGACGGGCATGACCCGGCGGCAGGCGTCCCAGAGGGCGCTCGACGAGTTCGCCGCCGCAGGGGTGACCGGGTTCGTCGACTCGGCCGGACGGCGCTGGGACATGGCCTCGTACGCGGAGATGGCGGTGCGTAGCGTGACGGCGCGCGCGGCGATCGACGGGCACGTCGATGCCCTCGCCGAGATCCGTGTCGGCTACGTGATCGTGTCGGATGCGCCGCTGGAGTGCCCGCTGTGCCGGCCGTGGGAGGGCGAGATCCTCACCCTCGGCCCGGAGACCGGGCCGCACACCGTGCGCCTGGAGCACGCGATCCAGCCAACCGGCCTGCGCGCTGCGGTCCGTCCGCCGGAGACGGTCGTCGTCCACGCCGCCGGGAGCCTCGTGGAGGCGCGCGCCGCGGGCCTCTTCCACCCGAACTGCCGGCACTCCCTGGGTGCCTATCTGCCCGGGGTGACGACGCGGCCTCCGCACCATGCGACGCCGGGCACGACGTACGCGGACACGCAGCGGCAGCGGCAGATCGAACGCCACATCCGCCGCTGGAAGCGCGTGCAGGCGGCCGCGATGGACGACAAGGCGCGGCGCCGCGCCGGGTCGTACGTCCGCAAGTGGCAGGCCGCGCAGCGCGAGCACGTGGCCGCGCATCCGCACCTTCGCCGCAAGCCCGCGCGCGAGCAGATCGGCGCCGCGCGCTGACCACCGGCCCGCCAGGTGCGGGCCTCTCACGCCCCAGGAGGGCACCCATGCAGACCCGCACGCTTCCCCGCGCCCACACGCCCGGCTGGGCCCACCCCTACGGCCGCGCCCCTTTCTCCCCGGTCTTCTATGCCGACGGAGGGGACGGCGCCGCCTCCGGATCCGCCCAGGCGCCCGCCGCGCCGGCCGCCGCTGACCCGGCACCGCAGCCGACCAGCGACGGGCAGCAGCCGCGCATGTACGACGCCGCGTACGTCGACGGCCTGCGCAAGGAAGCCGCGCAGTGGCGCACCAAGCTCCGCGAGTCCGAGCAGGCACAGGAGGCCCGCTTCACCGGCCTCATGGACCAGCTGAAGGCCGCCGGCATCAAGCTCGGCGACAAGCCCGACGCCGAGCAGCTCCAGGCCTCCCTCACCGCCGCGCAGTCCGAGCGCCGTGAAGCGCTCCTGCGCGCCGCCCTCTACGAGACCGCGTCCGAGCACGGCGCCAACCCCTCCGCGCTCCGCGACTCCGTGTCCTTCCTCGAATCGATCAAGGACATCGACCCCACCGACTCCGCAGCCCTGGTGGCCGCGGCCAAGGCGGCCCTCACCGCCAACCCCACCCTCTCCGCTGCTCCGGCTGGACCGGCGCGCGGTGGCGCTGACCTCTCTGGTGGAGGCGGCAACGAACCTCGGCAGCTCACCGAGGACGACCTCTCACGAATGACGCCCGAGCAGATCGTGGAGGCCCAGGACAAGGGCCTGCTGCGGAACCTGCTGGGCGGCTGACCCCAGAAGGAGGCCCCCGTGGCCATCACCCGCTTCCGGCCGGAGATCTGGAGCGCGCGCCTGCTCGTCGCATGGCGCAAGTCGCTCGTCTACGCAGGCCCCGGCATCGTCAACCGCAACTACGAGGGCGAGATCAGCGAGGCGGGCGACATCGTCCGCATCACGTCGATCTCCCGGCCGACGATCGGCGACTACGTGCCGAACTCGACGGTCATCACCCCCGAAGAGCTGACCGACGCGCAGCGCACCCTGGTCGTCGACCAGTGCAAGTACTTCGCCTTCAAGGTCGACGACGTCGACGCCCGGCAGGCGAAGGGCGACGTCATGCCGCAGGCGATGTCCGAGGCCGCCTACGGGCTGGCCGACGTCGTCGACCAGTACGTCGCCGGCCTGTACACCGGCGTCCAGGCCGCCAACGTCGTCTCCTCGGTCACCATCGACACCACGAACCCCACGTCGTGGGATGCCGAGGCCGCCAAGGCGTACAACGACATCCTCATCCCGCTGAAGGTCAAGCTCGACGAGGCCAACGTCCCCAAGCAGGGCCGCTACTGTGTGCTGCCGCCCTGGCTGGAGGGAGTCATGCTCCGCGACCCGCGGTTCGTGAAGGTCAACGAGTCCGGCACCGAGCAGGGCCTGCGCAACGGCATGGTCGCCCGCGCGGCCGGGTTCGACATCCTCACCTCGAACAACGTGCCCGTGCCGACGTCGAACAACTACATCATCACCGCGGGCGTGAACTCGGCCATCAGCTTCGCGGAGCAGATCAACAAGACCGAGGCCTACCGCCCCGAGAGCTCGTTCTCGGACGCCGTCAAGGGTCTGGCGCTGTACGGCGCCAAGCTCATCCGCCCCGACTCGCTGGCTTACGCCACCGCCGTCCTGTCCTGATCGGAGGCCCTCGATGGCAACCACCCAGCTCACCTACTCGCCGCTCGTCCCGAACAGCAACCTGACGCAGCCCGCGGGCACGTCGCTGGTCGCGGCGCCGACGAACAACATGCAGCTCGCCGGCGCCAAGCCGGAGCTGACCGTCCTTCGGGTCACGAACACCGACGACGACACCAACCTGACCTTCACCGTGAAGGCGGGCGACATGCCGCCGGCGATCGCTGCCGGACAGGGCGACCTGGCCGTGACGGTCGCGTTCGGCACGGCCGAGCTCATCGGCCCGTTCGAGTCCGGCCGGTTCCTGCAGTCCGACGGCTCGATGCTCTTCGAGTCGTCGACGACGACCGGCGCGATCACCGTCCTGCGAGTGCCGAGGAACACCTGACATGGCCGAGACGATCCACATCCGGGGAGAGGGCGGAGCCGTCATCGCGATGGACCTGCCTCTCCCCGATGGCATCGCGGACCGGCTCACCAAGGGCCTGCTCCGCCGCGTCAACGCCGACGGCACGCCGTACATCGAGCAGGACGGTGCCGGCGTGCCCGCTCCGCCCGCGGAGGCGCCGGCCAAGAGCGCTCCGAAGGCGGAGTGGGTCGGCTGGGCGGCTGCCCAGGGCGCCGACCCGGAGGACGCCGACGGGATGACCAAGGCGGACCTGATCGAGGCGTACGGAGGTGACTCCTGATGACCGTGACCTCGGACTTCGGGATCCGGGCCAGCGTCCGCAGCACGAAGGCGCTGGACCTGTCCACCGCGGCGGATCCGCTCGACTTCGTCCGCGGCGTCCACCTCGAGAGCGGCACGGGAGCAGGGAAGGCGGACCTCGTCTTCCACGACCGGCGGACCCTGGCCGCGTCGGCGGACGAGACCCTCGACCTCGCGGGCGTCCTCACCGACGCGTACGGGGCGGCGATCACGTTCGCCCGGATCAAGTTCATCGCGATCTCCGCCGCCTCCGGCAACACCAACAACGTGGTCGTCGGCGCGAACGGGTCGAACGACTGGGTGGGCCTCCTCAACGCGGCCGGAACCCTGACGCTCCGCCCGGGCGCCACGTTCGCCGCGATGGCCGGCAGCACGGACGCCACCGGCATGGCGGTGGCCGCCGGTACAGAGGACCTGCTGAAGGTCGCCAACTCCGGTTCCGGGACGTCGGTCACGTACGACATCGTCATCGTCGGCGCGTCCGCCTGAAGGAGGTGGTGGCTGTGGCGCGTGTCTACGCCACCAGCTCGCAGTACCAGGAGTACACCGGGGAGGCGCCGCCGACCGACATCGACGTGCGCCTCCGCCGCGCCTCGGCGTTCCTCGACAGCCAGGTGTTCCGGCTGTGTGTGTACGACACCGACGCCACCACGGGCATGCCCACGAACGCGCTCGTTCTGGAGGCCTTCGCCAACGCCTGCTGCGCGCAGGTCGAGTGGGGCGTCCAGGTCGGCGACGTGACGGGCGCGGCCGGGGTCGGCTGGGGCACGGTCGAGATCGGCACGGCCAAGCTGTCCCGCTCGGTCACCTCGACGTCCGGGGACGAGGCGCCGGGGCGTCAGATCGCCCCGGCGGTGTGGGACGCGCTGCGGTCGCCGGACCTGACGCCGGACATCCTGTGGGTCGGGGCGGTGACGACGTGCTGACGCCCCTGCCCGCGTTCATGCTGGGCCACTCGGTGGTGGTGGAGCCGTACCTGGGGCGCACTTCGGTGGGCCCCAGGTACGGGCCGGCGGTCACGGTGGCGTGCTTCGTGGACGAGCAGACGCGGACCGTGCGGGACCCGGCTGGCCGCGAGGTCGTGTCGAGCAGCACGTTCTACGCCCGCCCGGGCCTGGACTGCCCGGCCGACTCCCGCGTCACGCTGCCCTCCGGCCGCCGGACGACGGTCATCGCGGTCCTGGACCGGTCCGGCGGCGGCATGCCCACCCCGGATCATGTGGAGGTGCAGCTGCTGTGAGCCCCCAGTACACGCGGTTCACCCCCGGCAACGCCCGCCGCCAGTGGACCGGCCGTGGTCGCCGTCTGGCGGAGGAGGGCCTCCAACGCGGCCTCGAGCACGTTCTGTTCGAGGCTCAGAAGATCGTCCCCTTGGACGAGGGCACCCTGGAGCGGTCCGGGCGGGTCGTCCGCGAGGGCCTGAACGGGGCCGTGGTCTTCGACACCGTGTACGCCGTCCGGCAGCACGAGGAGCTCACCTGGAAGCACCTGCCAGGCCGCATGGCCAAGTACCTGGAGATCCCGATGAACCGCGAGCGGGACGTCGTTCTGCGGCTCATGGCGGTGCCGCTGCGGAGGTGGCTGCGTGGATGAGACGGATCTCCTCGACGGTCTCGCCCGCTACCTCGCCGAGCGGGGCCTCGTCACCTACACCAGCGGTGGCGATCTCACCGACGACTGCTTCCTGGAGCACATGCCGGCCGAGCCGGACGAGGCCGTCGTCCTCACGATCTACGACGACCGCACCGAGCCTGACTCGCTGCTGCCGTACGACGAGCCGCGCGTCCAGGTCCGCGTGCGCGGCACGACGGATCCGCGGGTGTCGCGCCTCCGGTGCGCTGCGATCCGTTCCCATCTGCACGGCCTCGGCCCGGTGATTCTGCCGGACGGCACCCACCTGATCTTGTCGGTCTCCATTCAGGCCGCGCCCGCGTCGATGGGTGTCGACAACAACCAGCGGCACGAGCACGTCTGCAACTTCCGCATGGAGATCCGGCAGACCAGCCTGCACCGCCCCTGACTCACCCCACCCAGCTCAGCCCGCCCACCGACCGGCGCGGGCCCCTTCGTCATGCTCCGGAGGAGACATGCCCGCTCAGAAATACAACGCCCGAGACTGCCGGTTCCAGATCGAGGACTTCCTCAATCCCGGCACCTGGACCGAGTTCCGCACGGCCCTGAACGGGTCCACCGAGGGCGGCATCAACACCTTCACCCTGTCGTACGAGTACGAGACGACCGACACCACCACGTTCGGCAGCAACGGGCGCGCCGAGTCGCAGAACATGCAGGAAGGCATGTCGATCACCCTGGAGGGGTTCCGGCTGAAGGACCCTTCCACCGGCGCCCTCGACGCTGCCCAGAGTCTGGCTGAGCTGCAGGCCGCCCGGCTCGGCAACGACTCCCTGACCGGCTTCCGCTTCGCCGCGCCCGGGGACACCGACTGGACCGTGTGGGCCGACGCCCACTTCCAGCTCGGCGACACCGGCGGCGGCAACAACGACAAGGCGTCGTGGTCCGTCACCGTGACCCGTTCCGGCCCGTCGACGTCGGTGGCGATCGCGTGACGAACAGCTCCTGGGACGACTTCAAGCGCGAGGTCTTCGGCGCCCGCACGGAGACCATCGAGGGCGTCGAGGTGCGCGTCCCCGCCGACGTGCCGTTCGGGTTCGAGCAGCGCCTCGCCGAACTCACCGATTCCGCCGAGCAGGAGGACGTCGAAGAACTCGTCGCGGTCCTGTTCGGCCCCGACACTTTCGACCAGCTCACCGAAGCGGGCGTGGGCCAGATCGGCATGCTGACGATTCTGACGTGGGGCATGGCGCGCGCGAGCGGCAACGCGATCACGTTTCAGCAGGCCTACGAGGCGATCACCAGCGGCGACCTGGGAAAAGCGTTTCCGCAGACCCCGCAGAACCGAGCCGAGCGCAGAGGGCAGTCGAAGAGCACTGGTGGGCGGTCGAAGCCGACTTCGCGCGCGAGTACCGGCTCGGCCCGCAGGACATCGCGGGCCTGAGCCGGCGCCGGTTCTGGGTCCTCCTCAACGGCCTCTCGCCGGAGTCCGTGTTCCGGCACGTCGCCGGTGACGAGCTCTCCGTCGTCGACGACCCCGACCTGATCCGGGCCGCTCTGCGGTCCCTCTGACCCTGTAGGAGGCCCGGATGTCGCTCACGATCGGCGACCTCGTCGGCTACATCCGCGCCGACGGCTCCGACTTCGAGCGCAACCTGGCGCGCTCCCAGCTGAGTATGGAGGGCTTCCAGCTTGGCGTCGACGGCCGGCTCCGCGACATCAGCGGCCGGTTCGTCGACGAGGCGCAGGTGATGGGCCGGGCGCTCGCGGACGGGTTCACGGAGGCCGAGCGTGAGGGCACCCGGATCACGACCGTCTTCGACAGCGTGGCGCATGCCCAGTCGCGGACGCTGCGGGGCCGGGTGCGTGCGGTGCAGGCGGCTGCGCGGCGGATGGGCAGCACGCTGGAGCGGGTTGCCGACCGGGTTGAGCGAGCCTGGAGCAGGATCGACTGGAGGAAGATCGGCGGCGGGGCGGTCGGGCTGGGCAAGATCCTGGCCAACTTCACCAAGATCAGTGCTGCCCTCGGCGGCGTGCTGCAGGGAGCCGCCGGCGTGGCTGCGGCTGTGGCGGAGATCGGGCCAGCTGCGGGGGTCGCGGTTTCCGGCCTGATCGCAGTGCGCCTGGCCGCGGTCGCTTTGAAGCTGGGCATGGTCGGTGTTGAGGACGCGGTGACGGCTGCGCTGGACCCGTCGAAGACCAAGGAGTTCAACGAGGCGCTGAAGAAGCTGTCCCCGTCGGCGCAGGCGTTCGCGAAGCAGGTAAAGGCCCTCGCGCCCGAGTTCAAGCGGCTTCAGCAGGACGTTCAGGAGCGTCTGTTCAAGGGCCTCGACGGGGTCCTGAAGGACATGGGTAAGACCACGCTGCCTGTTCTCCGCAATGGGCTCGTGAACGCGTCTGGTGCGCTGAACCTGATGGCGAAGAACGTCGGCAACACCGCTGTTGGCCTGTCTAAGTCCGGGACACTCGGCACGGCCATTTCTTGGGCCAACCAGGGGCTGTTCAACTTGTCCCGGATTCCGGGTCAGATCGTGCAGGGTCTCGTTCAGATTGGCGCTGCGGCTGGCCCGTCGTTCGCGAAGCTGACAGGCGCGGCAGGGAAAGCGTTCGACAAGTTCGCCGACAAGATGCAGAAGGCGTTCGAGTCCGGTGCGATGCAGCGGGCCATTGAGGAGGCCATCAGGGCGGTCGGGCAGCTGCTGCGCGTCGTCGGTAACTTCGCCAGGGGCGTCAGGAACATCTTCTCCGGCATTACGCAGGATGGCGGCGGCCTGTTCGACATCCTGGAGAAGATCAGCGCAGCGTTCATGCGGCTGACGGCCAGCAAGGAATTCCAGTCGATCCTCAATCAGCTGTCGATGACGGCTGGCACTCTGGTGGATGCGATCCTGCCGCTGCTGCTGGAGGCGTTCCGCCAGCTCGCCCCGGTCATCGAGGCGCTGGCGCCGGTTGTCAGGGAGTTCATTGAGAAGATCGGCCCCGAGCTCATCCCCGTCATCCAGGAGCTCGGCCCGGTCCTCGTGGACATCGCGAAGATCCTGGAGGAGCAGCTGCCCTTCGCGATCCTTCTCACCACCACGCTGCTCCAGGTCCTCGTGATCGCCCTGCGCGCCGTGCACTGGGTCCTGCAGAACGTGGTCATCCCGGTGGTCACCTGGCTGCGGAAGATCTTCGAGAGCGACTTCGTGCAGTCCCTCGGGCAGGCAACGAAGGCGATCACCGCTTTCGTCCGGCACGCGCTGTCCAGCTGGGAAAACTTCAAGCGCACCGTGACCACCATCATGAGCGTGCTTCTGGTCGCCGTAGTCGACCGGGTGAACAAGATCCGCAACTACCTCGTCGACGGCGTACTGCAGGCGGTCAACCGCGCCGCCTCCTACTTCCAGGGCCTTCCCAGCCAGATCCTGGCCGCGCTCGGCGACATCGGGAACCTGCTCTACGGAGCCGGACAGCGCATCATCGGCGGCTTCATGGCCGGCATCCGGTCCAGCCTCGGTCCGCTGCGCGCGCAGCTGAGCGCCGTCACGAGCATGATCCCGGACTGGAAGGGTCCTGCCGAGCGCGACGCCCGCTTGCTCACCCCGGCTGGCCGCAGCGTGATGCAGGGCTTCATGGGCGGCATCGCCTCCCAGGTGCCGGCGCTGCAGCGGCAGCTTGCCGGTATCACGACGGGCCTGCCTGGCATGGCGATGGGCGCCGGGGCGGGCGCGTACGGCAACACGGCAGCCGCGGCCCAGCGGCCGATCGTCATCCAACTCACCGGCCCCGGCCTGAAAGACGTCATCCGCGACATCGTCCAGGTCGACGGCGGCGACGTCCAAGTCTCCCTCGGCCGATAACAACATCAGGAGGAACCCGTGCCGGTCCCCGACGCCCGCGTAGAGCTCCAGATCGACGGCACCTGGACCGACGTCACCACCTACGTCGACCAGCCCGCCGGAATCAAGCTCGTGCGCGGCCGGTCCGACGAAGGCCGCGCCGTCGACCCGGGGTCCGGCTCCCTCAACCTCCTCTCACCCAACGGCCTCTTCTCCAACCGCAACCCCAACAGCCCCTACTTCGGGCTCCTGCCCCGCAACACCCCCATCCGGATCACCACCTACGCCGGGGAAACCGTCCTCGACATCCCCGACGCCGTAGCAGGCCGCGCCACCACCCCCGACACAGCCGCCCTCGACATCACCGGCGACATCGACGTACGCATCGACCTGTCAGCCGCCATGTGGGCCGGGCACCTGGCCAACCCCATCACCCTGATGGGGAAGTACAACAACACCGCCCCCAACCGGTCATGGCGATTCGTCGTCCTGTCCTCCGGCCGAGTCGCCTTCTCCTGGTTCCCCGATGGCACCAACCTCGAGGAGATCATCAGCACTGACCCGCTGCGCTGGGGCCCCGGCCAACGCGGCGCCCTCCGCGCCACCCTCGACGTCGACAACGGCGCAGGCGGCTACACAGCCACCCTCTACACCGCGAGCACACTCGCCGGGCCATGGACCCAACTCGACCAGGTCGTGACCAGCAGCGGCACCACCAGCATCATCAACTCCCCTGCACCCCTGGAAGTCGGCGATCTCTCCACCCTCACCTGGCCCCGCGTCGCCCGCCGGATCTACGCCGCCGAGGTCCGCACCGGCATCGACGGCACGATCGTCGCCAACCCCGACTTCTCCACCCAAACCCCAGGGGACACCAGCTTCACCGACAGCACCGGCCTCACATGGTCCACCACGAACGCCACCATCACCGACCGCCGCACCCTCGTCGCCCACTCCGTGCCCACCTGGCCAGCCAGCTGGCACGTCTCCGGCCACGACCAGCGCACCCGCATCCAGACCGCAGGCATCCTGCGCCGCATGAAGCAGGGCACCAAGCCCCTCTCATCCACACTGCGCCGCCGCATCCCCGCCTACAGCCCGCTCGCCTACTGGCCGATGGAGGACGGCGAGACGTCAACCACCACAGCATCGAGCGCCCTGCCCGGCGGAAGCCCGATGACGGTCAGCGGATTCACTTTCGCGCAGGACAACAGCCTCGACGGCTCCTCACCCCTGCCGGCTGTCGCGTCCGGAGCCGTGATGCGCGGCCTGATCCCGCCCCCTGCCTCGACGACCCTGGAGTGGATGGTCGAGATGGTGTACATGGTGTCCGCCGCCCCCGTCGCCGACGCCGAGTTCCTGTCCTTCACCAGCAGCGGCACTGTGACCCGCTGGCGCTTCCTCATGCGCTCCGGCGTGGGCACGCTGCAGGGGTACAGCAGCGACGGCACCCTGCTCGTCAACTCGGCGGCCGCGATCGGCGCCGATGTCTTCTCTGGCTGGAATCGCATACAGGTCCGCATCGAGACCACCGGCGTGGACCTGCAGTGGACGGTCACCTGGTGGAATATCGGCGGATCCGCGGGCTCCTTCTCCGGGTCGCTGGCTGGCGGAGTGGGCATCCCGACGTCGATCAATACCAAGTTCGGAACCATCTCTGACCTGCGGGTCGGGCATGTGGCCGTGTTCCCGCAGGGATCCGCCAGCTTCGCGAACCAGCCGTTCGGGCAGGCGGACCACGGATACAACGGCGAGAACGCCCGCGACCGCATTGCGCGTCTCGCGGGCGAGGAGGCGGCCACGGTCAGCATCTCGCTGGTCGACTCGGACACCAGCCGGCTGTCCGAGCGGCTCGGCCCGCAGCTGCCGGAGGCACTGCTTGACGTGCTCCAGGATGCGGCCGACGCCGATGGCGGCATCCTCTACGAGGACGCGTCGAAGTCGGCCCTGAGGTACCGGACGCGGACCACCCTGGAGAACCAGGCGCCGAAGCTGGTCGTGGACTACGGCCAGCTGGCGCCGCCGTTCGAGCCGACCGAGAACGACTTGACTCTGCGGAACATCGTCGAAGTCCGGCGGGACCGCGGCGGCTACGCCACAGCCACTCTCGACGAGGGGCCGCTGTCGACGGACGAGGTCGGCGTCTACGACGAGTCCGTCTCCCTCAACCTCTACCAGGACGCCCAGACTCCGGTCCATGCCGGGTGGCGGCTGCACCTGGCTTCGTGGGACGAGGCCCGCTATCCGCAGGTGCGGATCATGCTGCACAAGTACCCGGCCCTGATTCCGCAGGTCATGTCGCTGGAGATCGGCGACCGCATCCAGATCACCGGCACGCCGGACTGGATGCCGCCCGGCCCGGTCGACCTGATCGTGCAGCGCGTCGAGGACGACCTGAAGACGCTCGAGTGGACGGTCACGCTGACGTGCTCGCCCGCCGGCCCATGGACCGTCGGCGAGGTCGACGACGCGGCGCCGGGCCGGGCGGACACGGACGGCTGCACCCTCGGCGCGGACGTGGACGCGGACGACACGTCACTGACGCTCGTCTCCAGTCCCGGCCCCCGCTGGATCGACTCCGCGACGCATCCGGCCGACTTCCCCTTCAACATCCGCGTCGGCGGCGAGGAGATGACCGTCACCGCCATCACCGGCACCACCCTCACCCAGACCGCCACCGTCACCCGGTCCGTCAACAACATCGTCAAGGCCCACAGCTCAGGCGCCCTGGTCGCCCTGGCCGACCCCACCTACCTCGCCCTGTAAGGAGAGCCGATGGCCTTCACCCCGTGGCTGGCGGGCATGCGAATCACCGCGACCCGCATGAACGACTCGGCCATGATCGGCGCCTGCGTGTTCCGCGCCTACCGATCGGCCGCGCAATCCATCCCGACCGGCGGTGACGCCGCTGCAAACGCCGTCTCCTGGGACGACGTCCAGGAAGACCTCCTCGGTGGCTGGTCAGGCACCAACCCCACCCGCTACACCGTGCCCCGCAGCGGCGTCTGGCAGCTCGCCGGCGCCATCGCATTCGACGCTTCCACGGGCGGCACTACACGCGAGTGCGTCTGGTACGTCAACGGCGGCGCGATCGGCGCGGGCCGGGCCCGCTCGTTCGCCAACACGATCTCAAGCGTGCCGCTGACCGTGGAGGCCCGCACCCTGCCGTACCGGCTGACGGCCGGCGACTACGTCGAGCTCGTCCCCGCACAGAACTCCGGCGGCAACCTCAACCTCGCGACCGGCAGCTACCGGTCGTACGTCGGACTCACCTACGCCGGCCCCTGACCCGACCCGCCCTCGCCCGCCCCGCGCCGCCGGCCCGGGGCCTTTCTCATCTGGAGCACCGCATGGCCTGGTATCCGGGCGCCACGAAGTACGAGCTGCAGCCGGAGTCGGATCAGCAGCCGGAGATCCGGCCGACGCAGTTCATCGCCCACTCGATCATCGCGCCGTGGACGGCGAAGCGGGTGTACGAGTACTGGCGCGACAGCACCAACCTCGAAAGCCACTTCGGCCTCGGCTATGAGGGCGACCTCGGCCAGTTCATCGGGACGGAGACCCGCGCGGACGCCAACTACCGGGCGAACCTCCGCCCGGACGGCACGGGCGCGGTGTCGATCGAGACCGCGTCGAACCTGGAGGGCTCCGATCCGTGGACGCCTGCGCAGGTCGAGCGGCTGATCGAGCTCGGGGTGTGGCTGCACCGGACGCACGGCATCCCGCTGCGGATCTGCCGCACCGCGTCTGATCCGGGGTTCGGGTATCACCGGCTCCACGCCGACTGGGCGAAGGACGGCACGGACTGTCCGGGGGATGCCCGGGTCCGCCAGTTCACCGAGGTCGTCTTCCCGGGCATCGTCGCCCGCGCCACCAACCCCCCGCCCGCTTCTGGAGGAGAAGTGCCCAACTACGTGAACCTGGGCCTGAAGACGCCGATGCCCCTGCCGCCTGGCGGCGGCTTCACCTCGGTCGTCTTCGAGAACGAGTGGTCGGACACCGCCGGCGACCACGTGCCGAACGGCAGCGTGGCCGTGCGCGGCCCTGCCTCGTTCACCGGCAGCCTCTCCCTCACCGTGTCGGACCTCCCGCCCGGCGAGGTCGTGCAGGTCCGCATGTCGGAGTACGACGGCGGCACGTGGAAGGCCGACCATCCGACCCACGACGTGGCCGGCACCGGGGGCGTCACGACGGCTGTGGTGCCGCTCGTGAAGCGGCTCGGGCCGGGCCGCGGGATGCGGGTCCGGCTCTCCAACCAGGCCGGTCAGCCGGTCACTGTTGTCGGCGCGGTTCTGACCGCCCTCGTCTTCAAGGAGTCCTGATCATGTCTCGTCTCATTCTCGACACGGTCGAGCGCACCATCGGCACGTACGCCGTGACGTTTCTCGGTCTCGTCCTCGCGGACGGTTTCGACCTGACCAGCGTGAGCGCGCTGAAGGCGGCGGCGATCGCGGCGATACCGGCGGCCCTGTCGGTGGTGAAGGCCGCCGTCGGCTCGCTGGTGGGTGACCAGTCCACCGTTGGGTGGGTGCCCAGGCAGCGCTCGTGACGCCGGCGGAATCCACCCAGGTGGCGGTGGAGCTGGCGGAGATGCGCGGCGAGATCCGCACCGGGTTCGCTGAGCTGTCCGGCCGGCTCGACCTCGCGCTGCAGCGGACGGGGCAGACGGAACGGGCGCTCGACGAGCACCGGGACAGCCTGAAGCGGGTCGAGGAACGCGTGGATGTGCTGGAGGCGAAGGCGGAGGCGTCTGCGTCGCACGGGCCGCGGTTGTCGGCGGTGGAGAAGCTGGTGTGGGTCGGTGCCGGGTTGGCGGCGGCTGGTGGTACGGCGGGCGGCTGGTTGATCAGCGCCCTGGTGAAGTGAACAGCCCCCTGTCTGGCCTTCGGGCCGGGCAGGGGGCTTTCTCTGCGTTCTGGATCACATGACTGCGGCCTTGCCCTCTACGCTGTGAGGTGTCGAGTCTGCACAGAGATAGGGGCAAGGCCGTGTCACCTGATGCTACCCCGGACCCGTACGCCCACCCGGTCGCTTTCGGGCAGCGCGTGAAGATCCTTCGCGAGCGCCGCGGCATGACCCGCGAAGTCCTCGCCGGCCTCATCGGCATGTCACCGTCATGGGTGAAGCGGATTGAGCTCGGCCAGCTACAGGCCCCCGGCCTGGACATGGTGATGCGCCTCGCGCAAGCGCTGCGGGTCCGGAACCTCTCCGACCTCACGGGACGCCCTGACGTGCACGTCGACCTGTTCACCGGCCCCGGCCACCCCCGGCTCACCGCCGTCCGCGCCGCGGTCGACGCCCTACCAATCGGCAACCCGGCCGCCGCACCGGCTCCGGCGGCACACATCGCCGCACGGCTCGCGTCCGCGTGGGCAGCTCGGCATTCGGCGCCGGACCATCGCGAACGGATCGGCGTTCTGCTGCCAGGCCTGATCCGAGACGCACAACTCGCTGTGCAGCACGCCCAAGCCCCAACAGAGTGGCGGGCGGCTCAGGCCGTACTCGCCGAGGTGTACTCCCTGTCCCAGTTCTTCCTGGCGTACCAGCCAGACCCGAGTCTGCTGTGGCGGGTCGCCGAGCGGAGCATGGTCGCAGCGCAGCAGTCCGCAGACCCCCACACCATCGGCGTGTCGGCGTGGCTCCTCGCGCAGGCACACCGCGACACCGGCCCGGACCACTACGACGCCGCGGACACGATCACCCGGCAGACCCTCGACTACCTCACCCCGCTGCTCCCGGACGCAGAGGACGACGTGCTGGCGATCACTGGGGCGTTGACGTTCGAGGCCGGGTACACGGCGGCCCGCCGCGGGGACACGGCGGATGCGTGGCGGTACTGGGACACGGCGCGGGAGATGGCCGACCAGCTACCTGCCGCCTACTACCACCCGATCACGTCGTTCTCGCAGGCCATCATGGGCGCGCACGCGGTCACGGTTGCGGTCGAGCTGCATGCCGGCCGGGAGTCCGTACGGCAGGCCGCCCGCGCGGACGCCGACACGATCCCATCCCGGCCGCGGCGGGCCCGGCACCGGATCGAACAGGCCCGCGGCTACCAGCTCGACGGGCAGCCCGAGGTGGCGATCGCGACGCTGGACCAGGCGTACGAGGCTGCGCCGGAGACGATCCGCTACAACGGCTACGCCCGGTCGATCATCCTGGAGGAGGTCGAATCCAAGGTTGCCGACCGGCGCCGTCGGGCGTCGGAGCTCGCGGTCAAGGTGGGCCTGCTGGCTGCCTGAGGGAGGGGACACGATCTGTGTCCTCTCCTCCGCCGGGGCGCTTCTACCGTCGGGTCATCTGCTGACCTACGGAGGGAGCGCCCCGTGTCGTTACCGACGGCGGCCCCGCCACGCGCGCGCCACTGCACCTACTGCCCGGAGCCGGGCCCGGACTGTTGTGTCCGTGTCCAGCCGCCTGAGCACGGCGGCCGGCACATCTACGCCCACCGCTCCTGTGCGGCGAAGCACGGCCGACCGCCGCTGTACGTCTTCCTCCTCGAGGACGGTGCACGGTGACGCCGGAGTGCGAGTTCGGCGAGCACGCCTGGTGCAAGACCGGCGAGGTCCGCACCTGCTACGGCGACCTCGTGTTCCCCGCCCGGACCTGTACCTGCCCCTGCCACACCAAGGACGGAGAGGAGTCATGA